TCCAGTCGTTTATTTTGTTCCCTGTGTATGATTTATTATTTTTCATTGACGAAAGTAAATCACGAAAACCTTGGTCGGGCTTTGCCCTTCCTAACCGCGCGCTATCAATCAACGGCGCGGAGCCGGTTATTATTTGCTTTAGATTTGGATTGTCTTCGAGAAAGGATTCTCTTTCGGCTAATTTGAGCATCTTGTCAAACTCTTCGCCGGTTTCTGTATCTTTAAATGAATAGATAGGCATTTAATATATTGTCCAATGAATCATAGTTTTATTTATAAGAATTTAAACGATTTCTTCGTAAATCTCTTTCCACTTTGAGACTCTTTGAATGTCAGGATTGACATAATCCTCATTGAATTTGTGGTTAATAAGAATTGATTGAAGTCCCATTTTAAGACCACATTCAGCGTTTAAAGGCTTATCTTCCACCCATATACAACCACTGTCTTTATAGGGTAATAATCCTTCGTCCTTATCAGCACCGCAATCAAGACAAATAACTTTCTCAAATACATCTTTTCCAAAGAGTCTTTCGAGGTTTTCTTCTCTTAATTTACCGGCGTAGTAATCAGTACTGAGGCTAGTAATACAATGAAAAACGTAGCCCTCATCATGTAATTTTTTAACATATTTTATAGAGTCTCTTAATCCAGGTAGGAAACCAATCCTAGCTGATTCATTAAATTGTCTAACCAATTGTTTTGCATGTGGTCTGGATAAATCAAAAGTGGTAGCGACATCGTAAACATTTGGAACCTTAATTTCATATCCGTTTTCAGCCATATACTTATAGAAGGCATACTTCCAATCCAATAAGACCCCGTCACAATCGACAAGGATTAATTTTTCACTTCTAATATCCGTCATTTTTTCTCCTTTTTCCATATTAAGTGTATATTATAACACACCTTGTATGAAATGTCAACACGCTATAACCCGTATTTTTCTTTAAGTCTGCGTTTTCTTTTGGATTTGAACTTTTTGTTTCTTTGTTCACGTCGGCGTTTTTCGTCAGCCTTTACGTTTTCCCATTCTTCCGATTTAGGAGTTTCCCTAATTCGCTTGGCCACTTCATAACTTCCTTATCGCATATCCATTGGGCTAGTAAAGATGCCTGGATAGGCTTCCTCTAGCGTCTTAGCTGTAAGTCCTTTGCAGGGAGTGTGGGATATCATATGTTTCGCCAGTAAATCGGCGTCTGCATTTTCGATATCTTCCAAGAGACCGATAAAAAGACCTTCACGCTTTATTTGGTTGAGGTCATCATACCCACCACCTTTAATAAAGATTTTGAGTCGACGAGCTTCTCTATAAAGCATAGTCTGTGCATCGGTATGTTTGTTATACTTCCACGGCGGGGCAGTATCTGGTACTAGAAACTCAATTTCTTTATCATAGATAAGTCTTAATACCGATCTGAAGGCTGGGTTATCATGTTCTTTTAAAAGAGCAATTTTACCCGCTTTGGTTTTTGTAGATGAGATCTTGTTAACGACCTCTGCCATTGATAATTTAATAGCCATAATTTAAAAATCCTGTATATCTGTAATCAAATTTTTCAATTTCATTTTGACAAAGAAGTTAAATAGTTTTTCACGACCTACTTCTTTCTCTTTGTTAAATTCTTCTAGAATTTGTTTTGTGTATTGTTCTGGAATCATTGATAGGTCAATCATTTGTTTATTACGATTAAACCTAAGTTTTGTTTCCTCGTCCATATTTTCAGGCGTCTCTGTTAAAATCTGTAATCTTTTCTTGGTCATTGGACTTTGTCTCTGTCCAACTGCCAAACAATTATCAGCACTTAACACATTGGGAACTCCGTCACCAACATCACCTTTTAAAATATGTTCCTGAATATATTTATCTGGAGCTGGATGTCTTACCCATTTCTTAAGAACTGGATTATATTGAGAAACATTTGCATATGTATGTAATTGAATAAAGTCTTTATCACCAGAAAGAATAAGAATCTTTTCAGCACCAGTATTCATTACAGTTCCACATTCATGCACGACTGTTGCGATAATATCGTCAGCCTCACATCTGTCTACCTGAATAACCTTATAAGGGAAAAACTCTTCGATCTCTTCTCTAATCTGACCAATTACTTCAAAGAGCTTTGGCCAATCCAAATCAGAATCATCACGATTCTTTTTACGATTTGCTTTATAGTATGGAAAGTAATCTCTACGCCATACGTCTCTTGTATCCACACAAAGAACAATCTCACCAAATTCCTCGGTGAACTTTTTCCTGTTAAAACGAATACTGTTTAAGAACATGTGACGAAGTAGGTTTTCGTCTAATTCCACATTGTGGTGGTTACCGATACTCGCGAAGAGCGAGGCCAGCATCACCTGGTTGTAATCAACTAATATCATAATTTAAGTCCAATTTTATTTTATATGGTATATTTTAATCCATTTCTGGGTCAAAGTCAACCCCTAGATCGAAATCTTTTCCAAAACCACCTTGCATAACGCCTGGCTCTGTCTGTTCTGTCATTACATTCTCTTCAGCAAACTGGTGCAGAGGGTGGTTAACATCAAGTGACAGAAGGTGTAATGCCTTAATGGCTTCATATACCAGAACCATACTTGAAAAGTATTTTTCTATATCTGTATCGAAATCACAACCTGCTCGGTCCATTTCCCCTAGAACATTCTGCCAAATAATTTCAGATAGTTCTGATGAATAGCTTTCCTTATACGCCAATAATTTGTCTTGAATTGATTCAGGTGACATTGGAGGATTTTGCAATCCATAATTGGGAAATTGAAGGATATTATCCTTGTCCTTGCTTTTCGACATTTTCTATTACACTCCTTAAAGCTGCATTCCACATGTTTACAAAAGATGGAATGTTATTTCTTGCAAGATTAAACCTATCGGAATAAGTAAAACCATTAAAATAGTTTTCGTCCTTTTGCATGTGTTGTAGAATTTGTCTTGTTACGACAAAGGCATAGTTAGCATGTTTTTGTGGGTCTTCGATATAATCATACATAATTGTTGCGTTCGCTGCTGTCTCTGGCAACGCTGCAAAGTTTGGGTGAATACAAATACATTGGCTTTTAATAGCCTCAATAAGTGCAATACACGATGTTTCAGGCCATGTATTTGGGTATAGGAAAATGTGTGATTCCTGTAATGCTGATAATACCTCGTCATTACTTTTTACACCGTGGTATGTCATCTGAGGATGTGCCTCGATACTTGCATATAATCCTTTATACGCTTCATCACGTTGAGGCCAGCCATAAATGTCAAACCCTGAATATACATCTAAATGAATATTATCAAATTCTTTTGAAAGTGCATCAAATACTGGAACCAATAATTCCAAACCTCTATGCGGTGTCGTGTGATAAACAAATCTAATTTTATCTGTAGACATTGTCACAGGTTTATATTCTTTTTCTACCGCGTTATGAATAACTGAACATTTTGAATAAGGCATACCAAATCGTACTATGTACTGGTCTCTCTGCCATGATGTTACGAATATAAAATGGTCGAATTTCTCCCAACCACCATCATTCAATACTCTGTTTTCTGGGTCAACCGCTAGGTCGTGACACCATAGAATATTTGGAACATCTTCATATAGTTCTCTAGGTCTTGATAAGTGTACAGCAACCTTTGATAGCAATTCTGCATCGCAATTATCGACAAGGCGTTGCCTCATCATTTCTGTTCCACCTTTTGAATCTTTTGACAAATCAGTGTCAATTATTTCGCCTTTATATACAACGCTCATTTTATTTCTCCATTATTAATCATAGTTTAATTCTCCGTAAATCTTATCTGGTTCTCGTGCATTATCAAATATACCATCTAATGATAACCACGCACCTTTTGTTTCCCACCAATCCTTTAAAAATTCGTAAGAGTAAAAGGCTGATTTTGCTTGTTCATTATAATAATATATATTCTTTGAACGAAAATCTTGCACGTTGTGATTAAATAATGGAAAGGTTATAACCAAACCAAAACCGTGCAGTAAATTGTTTTCTGTCGTGACTGGACTACCTAATGGCATACGATAATGGATATTACCCTTTCCAAAATCGTCGAAATAGTAATCTATAATGTTCTTTGCATATTCTCGTTTCATTATATATGCCTGTAAACCATGGTCCCACATTTGTCTCATACGAGGAACCATTGGGATATATTCATTGTTTACATCGTAAGGATATTCAAACACATTACACAAATGCAATGCGCCCCAGTCCCATTTATTACACTTTTCAATAAATTCTTGTAGTGTAAAATTCCAATGTCTTACTGTACCATAATCCAAATCATCTTCAAAAAATATTCCATATTCCTCATCTGTGTTTTCATACCACCATTTAATGGTTAGCAGATGTGAGGAAGTGACACCTTTTGTAGTGGTAGCACAAGCATGTGCATCACCGACAAATTTTATTGATTTGCCTTCTTCGTATCTATCATATGAATGTACTTTAATATCATGTACATCCATTAGCGCAAATTCTTCTCTTGTATAGTCCCTACGGTCTATACATTCTTTGAGATTAATTATATTAGGCTTTGAAATGTTCTTTAGCTTGTCAGCTAATCCTATCATAATAAAAAATTACCTTATTCTGAAACTAGCTCATTATGAATTGTTTCTAGTATATTATGGAAAGCCCTAACTGAGCCATTATTATGAACTCTGTAGGTTTTAATATTTAATTCTTCTTTTAACATGTAAGCTTTGTCAATTTTTGTAGCTTCACCAATTGTAAACTCTTTATATAAATTACCATTAAAGTATCTACGTGAATCAGTGGAATAATCATGTCCTTCTCTTGTTAATTGAACAATGACAACATTTTCAGCACCTACCTTTTCAATAATAGGTTCCAATTCTTCAACGAATCCGCCGTCAGCCAATGCATAGTTATTACCTTCTTCGATTTCCTTAGCTACTTTCCAACCAAAGAATGATTTACCATTTTTAGGTTTAATAATATCTTCTGAAACGTGAATCATTGCTTCTCTACGAGAATAGTTTTTCAAAGCAAATTCTTTAATCTCTTTACGCTCTCTGTCGTCATAGCCTTCCATGAACCACTCTTTGTCTACACCAAAATGTGCAATTGTTTCCTTAAAGAGCTGATGTTTAAAAGACAGATTTCCGAAACCAAACTTTTCTTTATATAAACTAGCTGCCTCATCTTTACCTGAAGCTGGTGGTCCGTTAAATATTACTATCATCTTTTTCCTCGTTATATTGTGTGAAACCATATTTGCAAATATAATATGCATCTACTATATCTGTAATAGGGTTCCAGCTATTAGTCATTATACCACATCTAGCGCGAATGTCAACCCCTGTTTCTGCTTCAAAGGCTTGTATCATCATCTCTTTGTTCGCGTTACCTTTACCACAACCAAATTTTTTAATCATTGTCGGTGGGTAAACATCGTAAGGTATTTCCCTTTCCCATAGTTTATGTTTAAATAAACCACAGTTCTCTGCAATTTGAAATACTCGGCCTACAGCACCAAATGCGTATCCTTCAATTCCAACAAAGTCACATTCAAAACATTTAGCCTGTGACCATGAACCAATAATGTCATATCTTTCCTGGTCGTTAAACCAGTTGTCGGGATACATGGTCGCATTATATTGACCATTTTCTCCAATTAATAATTTCTTTTGTTTTACGTAATAGTAAAAAGTACAATTATTATAATCCCATTCCTCACCTTCGTGTACACAAATTGCTGGACTACTTAAACTGTAATCCACACCAGCAACCTTCATAATATACTCCATATTTAATTATATGGTATTATTTATTTAGTCTGCACGATAGAAAATGTGAGAACCAATTGTTCCTACTTGATGTAAAGTTGGAGCCCAAAAAGGTGTAATATAATCTGCATGATAATGTGTGGAACCTTCAGTCAGTCCTGTATATAATCCTTGTCTTAAAACCTGTGTGGCGATAAGTAATGAATTTGCCCAAGCGTCTCCGTCCATCGGTTCATCTTTTAATCCGTCACAAAACCAACTGAATTGACATTTATCTCTTACAGGCACTTCCTTTCCTTGGGTTAACCACCATTCTGAAAGTTCTGCCTGTCGTATGACGCCGCAAACACTATCCGGATAATTTCTATGGTTTACTCTATTTAAAACTACATCAGCAACAGCAAATTGTCCAGCCATATTTTCTGACCTTGCTTCGTGATATATGTTGAGTGCCATACAATATTCATCTTCTGTTATTACTGTATCGTAATTTAATGCTTTAATTTCACTAGATAATAACATTAAAAATCCAAATGCAGCTGCAAACCAAAACGGTAAAAAGTTTTTATCGAAATTGCTCATAATTTTAACTTCCAGATCTTGAAAATGCATCCAATAATGAAG